GCCACCTGCTGCTTCAACGCCAAGCCGCCCATCATGGCCACGACGCAGGGGCATAATCGCCTCAGGACCAGCCTCACCCATCAGGCCGGTGCCCTTGGCAAACGGGAATAGCATCGGCCGATCCACGATGCCGCCGCGGGCAAACTTCTGGATACCGTTCTGGGCAAAGACGTTGCCCATGGCGCTCTTTGGAATACCAAAGATGTCCAGCACCCCGCCAACTAGCGGTCTGATGATCGCCTGCCGAATAGCAATCCGAGCGATGTCGGCAATGATGCTGTTGGCAAGATCAGTAAAGTTTGCCTTGCCAGTGATGACGAATGTTGTGAGCTGATCCTCAAGACCTTGGAATGCGCCCTTCACGGAAGCAGCAACTTGCCCACCAAAATCAGCCAATGATTTGTAATACTGCTGCAAACCTTCGCCGAAGGTTTTATCAAAGCTGTCTTTTACATCCTTGGTTGCAGTAACGAGATCCTTTAGTTTGGCAATCTGCGCATCGGTCAATCCAGGCAGTCGCTCCAAAATCTGCGCAAGTTCACGATCAATCTCGACCTGCTTGAGCTTGTCGCCAGTGATCAGACCAGCCTTAATCTGTAGATCCTGCACCGTTTGGTTGTAGTTCTTTTGCAACTCCTGTCGCTTCAAGAAATCAGCAGCGACCTGCTTGCCGACATCAGCGGCAGCTTCGCCAAGTTCCTTGGTCAATGCCGTTTCTGCTTTGACCAGCTCCAGCGCATCATCTCTAGTTCTTACTTTTGTCTCTTCAAACTTAACTTGCGCGATTTGATATTTCAGATATGCAGCCGCAATCGTGTTACCTTCCTGTTCTGCGCTGTTGAGTTTGAGCTGCAGTTGAAACATCCGCTCGCTCATCTCTGCGGTTTTCTTTGGCGTGCCACCAGTGCGCAGACTACTAATCTCAGGCGTTGCGCCAGGAGGTGGGGTTGGGATGTTGGGCATCTGCAAACCCTTCCCAAGCGTGTCGCCGATCCGCTTCGTGAGATCGTCGATCATCTTGCCGACACCAGCAACCAATGCGAAGGTGCCAAGCGTGCCGGCAGCAATGGCAGCGATCGCTTTTGTCTGAGCCGGTCCAGGGGTCTGCAGCGCAGCGATCACACCCAACACCGAAGCGCGAGCAGTCTCAATCGCAAGCAACGTGCGCTGCAGGATCACCATCGGGCGCAGCACTGTAAGCACCCCGCGCAGCGCCGTTGCAAAAGTGGTCACATTGGTGGCGATGAAGACCCCGGCAGTCACGCTGCCCAACACCACCATCGTCTTGATCAATGTGGCAGCGATCTGCTGCAACCCAGCCGCACCACCGATCGCCTTGTAGAACTCGGTCGCCATGGTGCCCACAAAGGTCGCGACCTGACCAACCACAGTCACCAGGCCGCTGAGCACAGGCAACAGAGCCGAGCCGACCTGGACCGTAAGCACAGTCACCTGCGCCTTCATGATTCCGAGCGAATCGTTGAAGGCATCGGCCTTGTTGGCAAAGTCTGGACCGATGCCCAGGCCGAACCGCTGAATCTCCTTGCTGCCAAGGTTAAGGATCGGAATCAGCTCGGTTCCAGATTTGCCGAAGATCTTTAGCGCGAGCGCGGCCTTTTCCGGTCCATCGCGCATTGCAGCAAAGCGATCGGCAACATCAAGAAACACCTTGTCGGCTTTGCGTAGCGTGCCATCGGTCTCGGTGGTACTGATCGCCAGCGTCTTAAATGCTGCAGCAGCAGGTCCGCCTGCAGTGGCCGCGGCCACCATGTTCTTGTTCAGCAACGTCAGTCCTTTGGCAACTCCCTCGATGCTGCTGCCGCTCAGTTCAGCCGCGACCTTGAACTGCCCCAACGTTTCAATGCCGACGCCAGTGCGCTGCGATAGGTCGCGCATGTCATCCGCTAGATCGATTGCACCTTTGATCGCTGCGCTAAATCCACCAACAGCCAATGCTGCTCCCAATCCCTTGAACGCCATACCAAGGCCTGCAACAGCCATTGAGGTGTTCTTGACTTGCCCCTGCAATCCCTGCATGGAATTGCCAAGTCGACGGATGTTGTTCTCACCTTGAACGTCCGCCTTGATGCGAAGCATGGCATCCATGTTCATCGCCATGGCTATGCCCCCTGCTTATTGATCACCGACATCGCTGCGGCCTCCATCACCTGAAGATCCTCCAGCAGCGCACGGGGTTTGTCTACGTCATACAGCTTAAACAGCCAACGCACCGCTGCATAGTCCAGACCGATAACTCCGCTCATGGTGGTGCGCCATTGCGTCTGCACACGCAGGAACATCTCGACTACTGACCAGTTCTCCGGCCAAATGCCGAAGTCCTCATCCGGTGGTTGTGGCAATTCAGGCAGCGGAAGACCGAAGGCCGCGGCATCGTCGGCGGTTTCGTCAATGACGCCACCGCCTGCCCAATGCTCAGCGGCCTCCATCAGTTTTTTCGCTTAGCTCCCTGCAGGCTCTCGAAGTAAGAGACCGTGATGGCACTTGCCAACATCGGCACGTCGAGCAGTTGCTCCAGAGCCTTCTGGCTAAAAGGCACATCCTTGCCATCGCCATCTGTTACACCGGACCAGCCGATCAGCACCTCAGCCGCCAAATCGGCGTCGGTTATTTCTTCAGACTTAATCTGTTGGCCGATCTCGGTGATTCGAGATTGACTCAACCGACGAAACTCCCCGTCGAAAGTCTGCCGTTGCATACGGCCACCATCGACGGGAATATCAAATGCAATCGGCCACGAGTAGGTGTCCGACTGCTTGAGTACAAAAGCCAAGGTCAGGTGAAAGCGAGACTCAGCTCATCATTGCCCGAACTGGTCGGAACTGCAATGAACGGCATGTTAAGCATCTGCACGCCGGCCTGATCGCTGTAGGTCAGGTTGCCCAGATCGGACTGCGCAGTGGTCACCGTGCAAATGTTCCCGCCGGTGGTGCCGTGCTGGAAGGTGATACTGCCGGTGCTGCTGCCGGTAGCAATCGTGAAGAAGTCCTTGGCCGTGATGGTCGGAGCTTCGATCACGATGGTGCCGCTGGGGGCACGGTTGGTGATCATGATCTCCTTGGTGCAACCCACCAGCTCGCGATAGATCACATCATTGGCAATGCTGAAGTTGTAGGACTGCAGACAACCGCTGTAGGAGAAGGCGGTGAAGTTGGTGGTGTTGCCCTGCTTGAAGATCAGAGGGGTGGCCTGGTTGGCGTAGGTCGGAGTCGGCAGCGTCTCGTCGGTCGGAGCGTTGTAGATCCCGGTCATCGTGAAGGCGATCACTGGCACTTGGCCGACTTCGCCGGTCAACTCAAACGTGCCACGGCAGCCAGTCACCTTATGGCGGATCCCATCCTCGTGGTAGTAGATGGTCACGCTCTCAAAGCCGCTGCTCTCAGGCGCATAGGTGGCGCTAGTGCTGGCCACCAGCGTCTCGCTCAAGCCGCAACTACGAAGCACCGGACCATAGGCCGGAGCGGTGCCAGCAGTGCCAGATCCAGCCAGTTCAACCTCGAAGCTCACCTCAACGCGAGTCTGCGCCAGAAGTTGATCGGCCTGCCCCATGTAAGGGCGCACCAGGTCACGGTTCACAGTCTCAGCAACCAATGGCTGGATCTCTAGGTTGCGAACCAGGATCGCATTGCTACCTCCGGTAGGAGTTGGATCCGTGCCGTAGGTGCTTTCAATCTTCGCCAGGATCAGACGCCGGCGTGTCAGAACTGAGGCCATTGGTGGCTACCTCGGGTGTTGGATGGGGAGCCGGCTGAGTCCGGTGGACGAGCTTGCGCTTGCCGGTTTTCTTGTCAGCCAGATAGCTTCCGCCCTGGCCTTTGTATTCGTCCATCATCGTAGCTACTACGGAGCTGCAGCCAAATTAGCTACCTGCGTCCGATACTTCACCACAAAGTCGCAAGAGATCACACCAGATGGCTGGTCTGCCTCCTGCAGATCAAAGCTAACTCCTGTCGGTTGTACGTCATAGGCAAACCCGTTGCAGGTGAGATCAGCCATAATCTTCGCGTGCAGTGATTCGATGATCGGGTCTGCTACCTGATCAGGAATATCACCGCGTACGATCACAGCAACGCGCACCGTCATCGTCCAATCCAGTGTCGGAGCACTGGTCAACTGCACGCAGACATCACTAATCGGTTCCACCACCAGCGCCGGCAATTCGCCACGAGCGAGCGGCTCCACCCTGCTGCGGTAGATCCGTGTGCCGACGTTGGTTGTACCAGTCAGGTTGGTGCGGATTCTGGCCAGGATCGACTCGCGACGTGTTGTCATGGCTAGGCAGAGGCAACTTGAACAGCAGTGCAGATCACACCCGGAATGCTCGGGTGCGCGAATGGACTGGTCTGCGCTGCCTCAGCATGAATGTAAGCATCAGCATCACTGGTCGCCCACATCAACTCGATGTAGTCATTAGCAACCAAGTTCAGCACAAAGTTCACAGTGCCAATCACGTTGCCATCTACGCCGCCATGCCTAGCTGTAATGCTAAAACGACTATCACTTGCAGGCACATCACCGCTGCTGCCGCTGTCGTTCTTGCGCAGCCAAACATTGATGTCATGAATCTGGGTATCAGCATTGCTGAACTGGATTGAGAAGGTGATGCTATAGATCCCAGCAAAAGCGAAGGTCATCCGGCTCTGAGAAACAACCGAGACGCCACGATTCAGCGGATCAGACGTGCGCAGCAGAATTGCAGTTGGCGTATTTGCTGTAGC